GGCTTGGGCATCAGCAAGACGGATGCCACTTGAAACAAAATGCCGACGATGGTAAGAACTAACGCTACGATGCCGAAGTCGTTTCGCGCATCCAAGACAGTCCCTTCTTTTACATCTTCGTAGATATGCTGCTGCGCTACAAAGTCAAGATAGTCTTTCTTGCTGACGCCCAGCGCGTCGATCAAGTCGTATTCGTATGGCAGTAATTTGCGGGTCATTTGTTCAACCTGAAGTGATGGCCATAATCAAAAGGAATCGGAGCTTTTACTACGCCGGCGTTGCCAGTTATAAACAGCGTGTGGCCATCGTCTAGCACCGTCCCCATGGCTCCCCCATCATTTCCAGGCATTAACACTACCGCATGTAGCTCTGGGCTTCGGAGTCTAACGCCATTCTTCAGCAACCATTCGGCCATGCGACGACGGGGGAATGTGTCGTCGGTGTAATTGTTTTCTTCAATGATTGCTAAAAGATCATCAGTGTAATCATAATAACCCAGTCTTTTGCGTACTTCAGCGGCAAGTAAGCAACAATCAACCGTGCCACTACCATCGCCAGGCCTGGCCGCCCACGCTCGTTTAAGACCAATTAGATCATTGAAGGACAAGTTGTGCATTGAGCGGGAGGGGGCCGACCAGGCTGCGGGTGAGGGTTTGCGCGGGGAATGCAGCGCCAACGGAATCCATGGCAGTGCGGTAGCGCAGTTCAATCGTAGTATCGGAATAGCTGGCGCCAATGCCGACGTAACGCTCTTCGTAGGTGCGTGATGGCGCCAAGGCAGCGTTCAGCCATTGCGTGGTAATAGTCAGGCGGCTAAGCCGGTTGCCGTCGCCCTGCTCCACTAAGCGGATGGCGTATTCGACGTTGGGGAACAGCACCCGCACCAAGGCGTTGTCTCCGTTGAGGTTGGCGGTGCTGCCTTCGGCGCGGAACGGCGCAAACTCAAAGCGGGCACCGGCCAAGGTGCGTGGTTCTTGGACAAAGAAGTTCTGGTAGCGGTGGCGCACACCGTTGGCAGTGGTCAGGTCGAAATACTGCGCGATGCGGATTTCGGTCATCGGATTTCGCCTATTAGCTTGACCGTGACGCTGCTGCGGTCGCGCAAGACGCTGCTAACGCTAGGCGGCTCGGCGTACAGCCACTCGATGCCGGTAGGATTCTGAGCGCGGTTGCACAAGTCAGCGCTGTACCCGGCAAACACCGTTGCAGGCAAGGTAAAGCCAAGTGTGCCGCCGCCTTGGGTGTTGTAGTGGTCGATGATCGTGTTGACCGTGGCCTCGGGTACGTTGTCGAACTGCAAATCCAACGTATGGCCAAATGGACGGTTACCGAAACTGCGGCGCAGCGTGGCGCCCGACATAGCCCGATACGTCTTGACCGGGTACTGCCCCAGATGGAAGCTGCGGGCGGTTGGTGTTAGCGCGGGGAAGTCAGCCATTAGACGCCAATCCTCCGGCGGGTGGAGCTGCTGTTTTGGATGCGGTCTAGGGTCATCGTCATGCCGCGTTGGGCGCCATCGCGTGATGCACTGCGCCTGGTTTCAGCCATTGCCTGCTCCAGTTGATCGCGGCTGACATATTCCACGCCGCCGATGGTGGTGCTTTCAAAGCTCATGTTAAGCACAGGTGAGCCGCTGGCGCCGCCGCCTTGACCATTCATTGCTTCACGTAGACCAGATGCGTCAACGCCTAGGCGACCGCCGGAACCACGGCTAAGTGGCATGATCGCTTCTGGGCCAGCTTCGCCCATGAGGCCGGTTTTGGTAGTGCCGCCATCAGCAAATTTGAACATGGTGGGGCTGTTGACGATGCCGCCGCTAGCAAACTTGGCAACGCCATTGGCGAAGGTGGCGCCGTTGGCGGCCATGCCCGCGAATTGTCCCGAAAAGCCGGTTGGAGTGACGATTGCTCCCGGCGTCATCGGCGGAGCAGATCCTGGCGTAGGCGTACCACCACCACCACTTGCGCCAGCAATCGCACCCAGCGCCTTAAGGATTAGTTGCAGCGTGATCATTGCCAACTGCTTGGCAATAATCTCCGTTGCCATCTCAATAAACATTTGACCTACAGACTTAAAGAAAGTACCTAGTGCTTCCTTTGCGTCCATGCTGCCGGTGATTAACCCTTGGAATGATTGCGCGAAGGCATTGCCGATGCCGTCGGCTACGGTGATAGCAATGTTACCGATGTTGGTGAGGTCGGCGATTTCTTTTTTGAGTGTGCCGATGCGTTTTTCAATAGTCTGCGCAGCGGTATCAGGCGCAGCTATTTGCGATTGCAGGCCAGTGATTTGCCCAGCTTCCTCATCAGTAAATCCTTGCCCTTTAAGTTTGCGTAGTTCATTTTCAAGCCTTAGCTGCTCACGCGCTTCTTCTGTAGTGGCAGATTTAAGTGCTAGCTCTAGGTCAAGGCCTGCAATGATTTCATCAAAGTTCTTTTTCTGTTCTAGCTGCAGCTTTAGCACATCTTGAGCCCCTTCCTGCCTAATAGCTTCCGCTTCGCCTTGCCTAGTGCGAGCAATAGCAAGTTGCGCTACGCTGTTTTTTTCTTCTTCCAGTAATCGCGCAGTTTCATTACCTGCCAGCACTAATGCTTCTACCGTTTGCAGTTGCCGTACTCGTATCGGATCAGCAGCTTGCTCTGCTTCAAATATCAACTGTGCAAACTTAGTTTGTACGCCTTTTTGTTTTGTAATAAACTGCTGATCCCTTACTACTTCAGCAACGCGCTGTGACTCCTTTAGCGCTTCATCAGCAGCTCGCTTGGCGTCATCAGCACCGCCTGCCTTGCCGCCAGTAGGGCCTGTAGCAGTGGTGCCACCTACCGTTGCGCCTATTGGGGTGTTAAGTGCATTGGGAAGTGCAGCCGGTGTTGGATTAGCCGTTACAGATGCCTTGAACTCAGGTTGTTGTTGAAGTAACTTTATAAACTTGCCTTGATCCATCCCCATGCCCAAAAAGCCAGTGCCAGCGCCGGCTTGCCGCTGTAATTCTTTTCTGCGTTTTTCGCCAATTGTTTCATCAATGCCTGGCAGCACTCTCGCCGCTGCGCCTAAATTGCCTGATTGAACGGCTTCAAACGCAAGTTTTTTGCCGGGACTCATTGAAAATAATTGCCCCAGTACTTGTATTCCTTTTGTTGCTTCTGATATGACAAAATTAATAAGCCTGACAATGCCGCCTAGCGCAGGGCCAAGCACTGTGTCAAGTGATCTAACCAAATTGCCGATTTGGTTAATCATCTTTGTTATTTCGCTTGATACCGTGCCGCCTAGCTCTTGGGTCGCTTCTTCTGCTACTCCGCTAGCGTTGGCCTGCTTGACAACGTTTTGATTGTATTTAACAAGATCATCGTTGACAAGCGGAAGGATTGCCTTCAACGCATCTACGCTGCCAAACAACTTAACAAGCTCCGTGGTGCTGCCACCTGTTTTTGTTTTTACTTCCTGAAGTAAACCGCCAAACCCCTTAGCGCGTAATCCTGCTTCGTTAAATTGTATGCCCAACGATTTTGCAAGCTCTTCAGCTTCTTGGCTAGGTTTCAAAATTGAAACTAATGCTTGATTTAATCCGGTAAATGTTGATTCAACCGGCACGCCCTGCGCGGTTATCGTGGCTATAGCGGCATTCATTTCATTAATGCCAACACCTGCAGCCTTAGCCGTAGGAGCAAGTCGGCCTATATACCCTGCGTATTCATTTAATATAATTTTGCCGTCGTTTTGAGTTTGTATAAACCCATCCACTAGCGACGCAGCATCATCCGCCGACTTTCCATAGGCGTTGAGAACGCTGGTTACAGCATTGCCTACAGTTCCAATGTCTGAAAGCCCGCCGGTTGCGCCTTTGGCTGCAGCTTCCAAAACCTTTGTGTTGTCCGCTGCATTAGCAAAGCCAGACGAAGCTACATCATATGCTGCTGTTAGCAACTGAGTTTGCGAATAAAGACCTCCTAGTTTTTGGCTTAAGCCTAAAAGATTGCCTTCTAATGCTTTGCTATCTACTCCAAGTGTGCGAACTGCTGCCGCAGCCTTTTCCGCTTCGTTGAAACCCTTAAAGTACCTTCTGGCGGCATCTGCAACCGCAAGGCTAGTTCCTAAATTTGATATTGCACGGCTAAGAAAATTAATTTTGCCGGTAGAAGCCTGCGCCGCATCGCCAAGTTTAATAAACCTGCCGTTTGCGTCACGCAGCTTGCCATCTACGCCTTTGAATGTTTGCTCAAGCTTGCTGCCGGCGTCATTGACCTGCCGCAGCTTGCTGACAGCACCGCTGCTGTCAACATTGATGGCGACATTAGCGACAACCGACACAGCTCTACCGCCTTTGCTTCATTCTACGCTCTTGCTCTTCATTAGTCACGTCAAAATAAGCTGACCACAGCAGCAGCTCTTCCATGGTTAGCTCTGACTTAAGCCGTATCAAGGTGTAGCCAAGCTCTTTAGCTACACCCATCTGCAGCATCAGCAGGTTGTCACGCTTTAGCTCCGCCTTTAACGCTTTTCATATCAAGCTCTTCGGTTTCCTCCGGGTTGGTAATGATGGCCAGCATCATCTGCTGCAGGTCAGCATCAAGCACCTCGTTTTTTAGCTCCGCAATTTCACCAGCAGTAAACAGCCGCTTGCCGGTGTCGTCTACTGCTTTGGTGACCAGCAGGTTTAGCGCAAAGCCGTTGGTGTCATCACCACCTGGCATTTTCTGCGCACGCTCACGTTCTGCCATGGTCAGCGGTGCTGAGTAAAACTCAAACACAGTGTCATCGCTTAATGTAACGGTGCGCTTGGTCGGGGTTAGATTAGCTGCTTTCTTGAGACGCTCTAGAGCGGATGCCATAAAAAAATTGGGTTGATAGATGTATTCAAGCACAAAAAAGCCCCAGCGGCAGCCGGGGCAATTTGTTATCAGGCGCTGGTGCTGAAGTCAAACGTCGGCACACCGCTTGGCCGGAAGGTGATCTCCACCATCTGGGCATCATCAGGGTTGATGTTGAGGCTAGCGGTCAGCAGTACAGCATCCATGGCGATGCTGCGGCTAAGTGCCTCAGTGGCGCCCTTGTCGGTGTACAGCTTGAAGCCGCAACCAACCTGCTGGCGCTGCAGCACGTCTTCCACCATGCGGTTGGATAGCGCTGCATCCTCGCTGGTAACAAAAACGCTAGCGGTGCCATTGCCATCAGCAAAGCCAGGAATGTAAGCGCGGAATGGCGCATACTGCCCAACAGCTTGACCGATGGTGGTGACGTCGATCTCAGCTCTAGAGATCTCAAAGCTCCAGTTTTGCACCTGCCCAACAGCGGCGTAGTCGGCGTAGTACACCTCAAACTCATTAGGTGCGGCCAGTGTGCCATCATCGGTGATGGCAAGGATGGTGCCGCCTGCCGTGGTTGATACTGTCAGCGCACCAGTAGCAGCGGTGTAGCTGAGAACGTAGTAGGTAGTGGCTGCGCTGATTGGTGCAGGCAGGGTGCCAGAGCCAGCCCCTCCAGTTTGGCTGTCAACAACCCGGAACTTAACAGGATCGCCAACTTTGAAGTTTAGGTAAGCGGCAACAGTGATGATGTCAGTTGCGACGGCAACACCAGCTTCGCCAAAGTTGCCGTTGGTGCCAGCGGGTTTGTAGTAGAGAGCGCCGGACGTACCGGACAAGACAGTGACGGCCATTGTTGTGAGCGGTAGTGGCTAGTGACAGTGTAACTAGTCTAAGTACGCTTCAAACGTCGCCGTAAGTTGCGTTTGGTAATACGGCTGCGGTGCTGCTGGCGCTACTTGCGCTGGACCTGACGCAGCGTCAAAGATGATGCTGCTGAACTTGGCGCGGTCGAATAGATCCTTTACGCGCTCTGCAATGGTGAAGTTGGCGGCTGTACCAGCGCCGATAGGGGTGAAGACATTGACCACCAACGTGCCATTCTGCCGGTTGAAGCTGGTGAGCGTAGCGTAGTTGTTGTCACCAAACCGTATGAACGCCTGCAGCCATGGCGTGTTGTTAGGTGGCGTAAACGGTACGTTCTGATAGCTGACTGGGTACACAGGCGCTATGGCCATTTGCGTAGCGATACGCCCTTCAATGGCAGCGCGGACATCGTTGTAGGTGCTGCTCATGATTCCCTGCCGATGCGTGCTGCTGCAATTCTGACGCGCCCTTGCACATCTTTGGCGGCACCTTGTACCCAGCCCCCAGGCGCTTGCTTGCTAGTGCCCCTGGCTAGCGGCTCCGCATATGGCAGGTTGTTGTGAACTGAGTAGACGTTGCCCATGCGCTCTTGCTGGTAGCCAATGCGTGCCAGTGGTGGTGTGCTGCCATAGTTGCCTGGCGGTGCGATGCCACCTGGCGCTGCATTCTCACCTACCTGCCAGCTAGCGCGAAACCTACCTGTGTCAACTGGGCTGGCTTGCTTTAACAGGCTGTCAGTTTCTAGTACTGCCGCACGGAGCAATCTTTCCATCTGCTGGTTGCAGTAGTCGCCAATATCACCAACGCGGATAGTGCGTGCCATCAGTCCCTCAGGATTAACTCGTAGGTGATCGGCTCGTTGTCCTGCTCAATAGTGCGCACCTCAATCACCTGCAAGCTACGGCCACCAATGATGACGCGATCAGCCATCGTAGGTGTTGCTGCGGTATCTGCTGCTGCAATGATGAATCGCTTGTCGCCAGCTTGGATTAGGTCATTAACCTCACTGCGGCGTACGCCCTCCAGCACTCCGCGCAATGCAGTGTCACCAATGGCTTCGCTGACGGTGCCAGTAGTTGGGTTGTAGACACCAGGAGTTACGCGGCGTAGTGTTGCCTCACCGCCAAACTTTGCCATCAGCTTGCTGGCAACTTTCCGTAGCGGGTTTGCAAGTGACAT